TGCGTAGGTCATGAACCAAGCGAAAGCCGTACCTGCGCCGCCGCTCGTCTGCACCCGAAGCAATGCGCCTGCGGGCGGAACCCACGGGATGGGGTTAGCGGTTGCTGCGGTGTAGCTCATGGCTGTGGCGCTTGGGGTGCCGTCCTTGAGCGTGGTCCAAGTCGTGCCCCCATCAAAGCTCGCCTGGACAACCAGGGTCGCCGCGCCCGCTGTGCCCTGGAGGGAGAAGTAGGCTTGCTGGCACGGGCCGATGACGAAGGATGTAGAGGTGTCCGCATTGCCCATGGCGGCGGCTGTGGTCAGGGACACGGTATCGGTGTTGGGGTCGGTTTGGACTACTGTCTGGGTGGCCATAGGGTTATCAAGCTCCTTGCTTGGTTAAATGGGGATTAGCGGGTGGCTTCGGGAGGAGGAGTTCGTTTTGGGCCTGGGCCGATGTTGAAGCGGCTTTCGCCAAAGTAGTTTGGTTCTTGGGGTGGGCGTGAGAAGGGCTTTGCGCCCACCTTAGAGAGCGGGAATAGTATGGCCGCGAGATATCGCATGGTGTCCCCAGGGTGGGAATGCTGGTCCTTGTTGGGCTCGCCAGAAACGATGCCGGTTCGGGCTATGTGGAAGTGCCACCCACCACGAAGCGCATGCCAAACTGGTGCTGCGGCAAAGCGATCCACCTGGACCACCCCACGACCCTGCGTAACTCGGCTCAGAACCGCCCGTAAGGGCTCGATACCATCGAAGGGTTTGACCGGCCCGCTTCTCCATGTGCCACCCAATTCCTTCCTAATCGTCAGCACGGGGCTATTCATGCGGGAGCTTGGGTCGGGCGTTTTGCCCGTGGGGTCCCCGACATGCCGAAGGGTATAATGTGATCCGTATTTACGACGAAGGAGCGGGCGTATGCCATCAACGATGAGTTCGTAGGTGCCCACCCCGTCACCCACAAGGCAATCGAGAATAAGCCATTGGCCCTGGGGAGTGACCTGAGTGATTGTACAAGTGGGTGTGAGCCCGAAGTCCCAACCCAAGTATAAATCTGCGCCCCTGACCGGAATAAGCCCCTGTGTAAGGTGTATTTTGTCGGACCACTGGGGCGTGACGCTTTTACCAATCTGTTGAAAGCCAAAATCGCCCTCAACGAACCGTCGCACAAGGTCAGGCCTGTGTGCCAGCGTCCGTCGCAGGTCTGCGTAATATGTTGGAGGTAGGTTGTTGACGTTTTCTGGGCGGCTTGGTTGCCAGCACACAAAAGCCTCTTCCCCGGGCTGCACAAATCGGCGATATGTCCAATGAGCCTCATCTGGATTGTTCTCTGCTAGCTTCGCGCTATACCATTGCATACCATCTTGGCGTAGACGTGTGAGAGCGATGTCGAAAATCTCCTCGCTAACGCCCACGCTGCCAACTGCGGGTGCCGGTTCGTCAATGCCAAACCCTGCCATCCTACGGGACATGAGCTTGGAAGCGTCGTCAGGACTGTCAAGGCCAAGGAACCCAACCTTACCTTCCGCAACACCCTCGGCCCAGGTAAACTCTTTATGAGTGGCATGGTACGTGCCCATTACGCCCGGGGGAAACCACTTGAAGAATTCCTCCATGGTTGTGGCACGAAGATTTTCCCAGGTGTCACGGATAAGATACCATGTCGCCCCAGGATTATGACGCGTGTGATAGAAAGCGGACCAACACAAAGCCGCACTCTTACCTTCGCCCATGCGTGAGCTAAAGAGGTCCGCTTTCGCGCGGCTCTCGATAAACTGCTTTTGCATAGGATTGGGATTAAAAACGATCTTGTGCTCGTGCTCATTCATCCTTCGCTGCCTTTGCTATGACCTTGAACTCGGCAACCGCGCCCCGTATGATCTTTTGCAGGTCGCCAAAGCTCTTGTCCTTGGCACAGTAGGTGCCCGCTATGGTGAAGGACTTGGGTTTGGTGCTTACGAGCCAGCCGATAGAGCACATGAGCCCAGTCTCTAGTGTCTCGTCCACCTTATCCGCATCTGTCCACTCGTCGCAAGAGCTATGATCGTGCCATAATATGCCCACGATGGGCAGGGGGACAGGGTTTTGCCACCCTCGCCTAGCCACGGATCGACCCCAGGGCCCGCTTAGAGAGGGTTATTGGGCGTTTGGCGGCTTTCAGGCCCTTGGCCATGGCGCGCGAGCCCACTTTCCCCGCACCAAACTTCCGTTTCCCCTTCGCGAAGTCCTCTAACGCGGCCTTTCCAAGGAAATCGGGGGCTAGAGAGGTGTCTTTTGCCATGGTTTTGCGCCTTTGACGATGGGTTTGTCGTTCCCGCGCTCTTGCGCAGCATCTTTTATCGCGGTTTCGGGGCTCTCAAGCATCTTTGCGCTGATGGTGTAGATGTCCTTGCCCTCTACATCGCCCTTAACCACGCCCATGTCTAGTGTAGTATTGATCTGTATGGGGACACGTATCGATACTGGAGCCTTCGTTCCAAACTGGGCGGGGTCACGCCGCTCTGCGCTCCACCGCAACTGGGCCAAAAGCACCTCAACCGCACGAACATGGGTTCCGTCACGCTGCGCCGCTTTGATTTCGCGGGCTGCGTCAAGCGCTTCTTCTTCAAGAGACTGTGCAGATAGCTTGCGTGCTGCGTCAATAGCCCGCGCGAGTTCAGGATTATTAACGACCCATCGCTTGAACGTAACCGGATGGGGATACCCGCTACCCTTTTCGCATATCTTGTTGATCGTTTCGCCACGGGCAATCCTCTCCACTATCTCTAGCGCCACCTCAGGCACGTATTGAGTGACATAGCGCCCGCCCACCCTCTCCATGGGCAGGCGGGCCTCTTTGTCTTGCTTAGGACGATTACCTGTTGTTGCCATGGCCCATGCGTTCAAGCGCTTCCGCTAAGAGTGGGTCGATGCTACCATTGGCCTTGGGCTCGGGCGCGAAGGATGTGAGACTGAGCTTGGCGTTCCCTGCGGCCACGGGCGGGGGCTCAACGCCCTCGTCCAACTCCCAATACCACTTCTCGTCTCGGCGTAGGCTGTGGCACACGCCCCTCTTCGCCCGCTGTAGGGTGCTTTCGTTGAAGCCTTCGGTGATCGCGAGACGTATGACATCGAGGGCTAGGACTGGGCCGTCGCGCAAGACGTTGACTAAGAAGGTCTTGGCTTTGCCCCGTGGGGTTCGGCTGATGTGATCGTTGTCGTTAGGGTCCAGTTGGCCCATCCAATAAAATCCAGCATCGTTGAAGGAATATGCAAGATCGGGCCCTTTGCGAGCCCAATTGCTTTTGACATGGGACATGTAATAGGTCCCCGTCTTAGATACGTCCACAAGGACCGTGCTTCGAACACCATTGACAAAGTCAACGGAGCCAAGAGACTTGTGCTGCCCAATAGTGTCGCCCTTCTTAACGTGGTGTACACAGACGATGGCAATGTCCTTCTCCTTCGCGATGCCAGTAAGCTGGCTCAGGATGCTGCGCACCTCATTCGCTTTATAGCTATCCACCTCTCCCCCCATATACACGACCATGGGATCGAGGAAGAGCACAGCCGCGTCATACTCCTCAACCGCCGCCACAAGGCGCTTGCAGGCGAGCGGATCGACCGTGAAGGCCTCGTCGTAGACTGCGATGTTATCGAGGTTCGCGGAGAGGGCGGAAAGGCGGGGCAATATGACCGGGCCCAGGCCGTCTTCCGCACTGATCATGAGGATACGTTGTGGCGGCAAAGCGTCTTGGCCTGGGAGTGGTCGGCCCGCACTTAGGTCTGCTGCGAGGCTGCATGTCATATAGGATTTGCCGTAGCCCCCGTCACCGATGATCGAGGTCATGGCGCGGCGGGGGATGTAGGGGTTCCAAAGCCAATGGATGGGCTCGGGCGTGACGGTGGAACAGACTACAAACGGGAAGGGATCAACGTGGGCTGGGATGGTGCTTATCAAGGTTCCTCACTTTTGCTATGGGCCGGGGCCCAAGGTTAGCAAGATTGCGCGCCTTAAGAGATAGTGTTGTTGGCTGGGATTGCAACCTTGGGTTTAAGTCAAGGGAACAACAGGCAAAAAAGCCTACATCTTCAACATTCGCTTGATTGCATTCTCTAGGGACCCGCGATGTTGGGTGCCTAGCTTGCAATCTTGCTGCAAGGTTGTCAGGGCCTGGGGCCCGGGGCCCGCGCAGCGGGCCGTTTTGCGTTAGCGCGGGCTGCTGTGTTGTTTTTGTTTTTATCCGTATGGCCAGTGCGTTGGGGCCCCGACATCGGCATGCCCAGGACCCCGGCCTGGGGGAAAATACAACCTGCGGTTGCTTGACAGGGCCCCCTGCAACCTGCGCGGGTGGTTGTGGACGCCCCCGTCCAGCAACCGGGGGTGGGGTGTGGCATTATGCCGCATGCGACCTGCGGTCTGTTGACAGGCGATTTGCAACCGCGCTAGGGCCAGGTTGTATGGGCCCGGGCCAGGTTGTATCGTAATGCGATACAACGCCCTGGGCGTGGGGCGCGATCCGCTTTTGGCTAAGAATGAGTAAAAAGCGCTAATGCGGCCACTTGCGCCCTCTTAGCAATTAGCGCCTTATTGTCATTGCTAGCCTTTTGAGTAAGCGGGGGCCTGGGCACACATGGCGCAAGGGCCTAACAAGGCCCAAGGCCCGCTATCGGTGCAAGGGCCTGCATTGTTGACTATGTAGCAAGCGCCCAGGCCGCTGCATGGCCTTGGCCAAGGCGCGATTAGCTATGCACCTAGCGCATAATGGCCTTGGGCCTGGGCACCTATTCCCGGTTGCGCCCCGCAACTCCAGGTCCCCACGCGAGCCGTTTTAAGCGCCCAGGAGCGGCCTCGATCCCCCGGGGGCTATTGGGGTAGCGGGGCCCTCAGAATAACGCGCCCTGGGCCTTCCCTGTGGCAATAAAAAAGGCCCGCATAAAGCGGGCCTAAGTCGGGGCTCGGGGCCTGGGCTAGCGCGCCCTGGGCCTATGATCAAGCGCCCAGGCCACAGCGTCGTTATGCACGGACAGGAGGGCCTCGATCCTGTCGCCGATAATCGCCCTGGAGCTCGCGTAGGTGGCCTCAGGGGCCCATGACAGCACCAGGGCCTTGGCGTCCTGGCCGATACTATCAAGCATTGGGATGGGGAACGGTAATGCGCCATGGGCCACGTTGCACAGGGCCTCTAGCGCTACAATGGTCAGGTCGCTTGTTGTCATGGCCCTTACTCCCCCTTGAGGTATCGGCCCACGGTGTGGGCTTGCTCGCGACAATACACTCCCTTGGCCTCATTGCCATTGGCCCAGGTCCCCTGCACATGAATGTAATACCAATCGTCCCAGGCCCATTGCGCCCAGGCCTTGCCCTTGAGGCCTAGGTGAGTGCAGCGCAATTCCTTTCCGTCATAGTCCTTATGTTCCGTCATGGTCTT